TGCATATCAGCGGCAGAAACCGGCGCACCTCACAAGCGGGACAGGATGTGGATTGTGGGTTACTCCATGCGCTCAAGATGCGAAGCCGATCACAGGCGGGAATCTATACCAGACATCGACCGGATCAGTACGTCACATGCGTCCAAACGGGATCAGCTCAAACAGAGGACTAGAGGCTCAGGTGATGTGGCCGACAGCAACAGCGACTCAGCACAAACGCTGGAGTCCAAATCACAACCGGGCCGACACGGACGACCGGCTGGATTACACGGTGGAACGGGAAGCCTACCAGCGTGGCCAGAAGACCCCGCCGATGCGCCTGAATCCGACGTGGGTTGAAAAACTCATGGGCTGGCCGGATTCGTGGACAGCGGTTAACCCCATTAGCCGTTTTAAAATGTGCTTTTGGTTTATGGGGTTCTGTCGTGATGAAGAAACAGGAAGAGAACAAGTTTTGCGAGTGTTGCGGGAAGGAAATGTCACGCAAGAGATTTGGGACGCGACTGGAAGATTATTCAGTCTTCCAGAGACGGCGGTTCTGCTCTCTGAGTTGTGCGAACACGAGAACAGACCTTACGAAGCACGGATATTCATGGCGTGCGCGAAAACATTTGAAAAAGAGATGCGAGGCGTGCGGATACGACAGAAAACTGCAAGCGCATCACATAGACCAAAACCCAACGAACAATGTCCCGGAGAACATTCAAACCCTATGCAAGCATTGTCACGACTTTTGGCATACCACGGCCCGGCGTGTTGGGCGGATGGTAGGTGGGAAGATGGCATCCCTCGTGTAACCGAGGAAAAAAAGGATCGGGTGGACCGACTTAAGGCCCTTGGTAATGGGCAAGTTCCAAGAGTGGTTGCAACAGCATGGGAAACGCTGAGATGAAACCCATCCTCACCCACATGCTATCCACCGCGCTCGTCATGCTGACACTGTTGGCGATTGTGGCGCTGATGCCGGTGGCGTTGTTGTTGGGGTTATTGAATCAGACAGAGAGGAATCGAGATGCAGGATGAATTAGGCCAAGCAAAGTACGGAACGGATTCGTATTCGTTGACGCTATTCAACGAACGCGGCGCAAAGCTGGCTAAGGTCTGGCTTGGCAATCTCGGACTGGTGCGCGCCACCGAGATCGCACGGGAAAAAGTACAGGAAGGCGAGGCGCATTCGTTCGTCGTGGAACGCGTGCTGATTAACTCGATGGACACTAGAGAATCGTGGCAAGCAAAAGGCACGGGTAGATATTCAGACGGTAAACCTTACGAGGGAAAGTGATGAGTAACTGGGCAGAAGATCAAGCGTATTTCATGCTGGCGGGCGGGCAAACCTTCAACCGGATCAATCAGGATCAAATGGAGCGCTACAAGCACCACATCATCGAGGAGGCTAACGAGATCGAAGATGCCTGGGCCGATGGCGACATGCTCAAAGTGCTGGATGGGGCGGTGGATACCATCGTCGTGTGCATCGGCCTGATTCGCAGCATGGGTATTAATCCGAATGACGCCTGGAACGCGGTGCATGGGGCCAACATGCGGAAGGTTGTGGATGGGAAGGTATACCGCCGCGCTGACGGGCAGATTGGTAAGCCACCCGGCTGGTACGGGCCTGAGAATGAACTGAAGCTGATGCTGGATCGTGCGGGGTTTGAATCGTTATGAAACGCAACTGGGACACGGTGCGACGCATCCTTCTGGTGTTTGAAAATTTTGAATACTGTGAGGATTGGTGCGCTGACGCAGTGGCAGAAGAAATTAACGAAGATGCTGAAGTCGTTTTGTATCACATAAGAATATTGTTGGATGCTGGATTTTTGATGCGAAATCCCGAGCATCTTAATTGGACTAAGGGAATGACCATGAAAGGCCATGATTTGCTGGATCAAATACGGGAGCAGACGCTATGAGTGAATCGGCTAGCAGCTACCAAGTCGGCGGCGAACACTACAAAACCATGACCGTTGAACCATGGGATGTGATGGAAGCGGTGTTGACGCATGAGGAATGGGTGGGCTTTCTCAAAGGCAATATCATCAAGTACAGCATGAGGCAGGGCCGCAAGGTGGATGCCAATGACGATGGCGAAAAGGCCAAGCACTACCTTGCCAAGCTGGCCGAGGTGGAAGAAGAGGCCGACATTCGGAACATCTTCCTTAACCATTGGGATGTGAAGATTGAAGCGATGGTGGACGAGTGTGATTGATTGGGACTTTGTGGGCGTGCTGATGATTGGCGTGCTGCTGTTGGGGTTGTGGTGGTGAGGGCGTCATGGATTGCGCGGGTCCTACCCGGCGACCTGGCGGGCGGGTAGTGCGTAAGTCGATTATTTTCTAGTGAATGGCATAGAACTTGCTGAATATGCAGGCGATTACTTTGGATGACATGCCTGAGTTTCCTGGTCACGGCGGAAAGCGCAAAAATTCCGGCGGGGCTAGGGCTGGGGCAGGTCGCCCAAAAGGCAGCAAAAGCAATCCGCCCCCGGAAGATATCAAGCAACGGTCACACTATGCCGTGCTTGAAATGCACGAAGCCAAAGCTAAAAAAGAATCCTACCAGGCACATATTGCCGAGCTGGAATACCTGGAACGCAAGGGCAAGTTGGTCAATGCTGATGGTGTAGAGCGTGCGGCGTTTCAGTTTGGCCGCATTCTGCAAAAGACGCTGGTCGATGTATTCCCCAGCCGGGTATCCATGGAAGTCGCCGCCATGACAGACCCATGGGAGATCGAGAAATTCATCCGGGACAAGATCCGCACCGAGCTGGCCTCTGTCAGCAAGATGAAACCTGAAGAGATCGAGGATGCTGGAGGATCGTAACGACCAGGCGCTGTCGGGGTGGGACTTCTACACCACCGCGTTCCAGTCTGGCCTGTTGCCTGATCCCGCCTTATGGGTAGATGAATGGGCGGATCGGCACATGGTCATCCCGCCCGAATTGGGCAGTGCGGAACCTGGCCGTTATCGACTCAGCCGGACGCCATTTGCCAAGGATGTCATGCGGGCATTGAGTCCAGAACATCCTGCCCGCCGAGTGGTCGTCAAGGGCGCTTCCCAGTTATTGAAAACCCAGGTGGGTCTCAACTGGATCTGCGCGATGATTGCAGGATCGCCCGCCAATACCATCATGCTCCAGCCAACCGACAAGCTGGCCAAGCGCGTCTCCAGCCGCTTCGACAAGACCGCCGCCGCCGTGAAGGTGGTCGCTGAACGGGTCGCGCCCAAGCGCGGGCGGGATAACCGCAACACGCTCGACACCAAAGAGTTCAAGGGCGGCACCCTCTGGATACTTACCGGGCGGTCGGCCTCCAACCTGTCCGAAGCCTCAGCCCGTTATGTCTATGCAGACGAGGTGGATCGTATCCTCCGAGAGCTGAAAGGCGAGGGCGATCCTATTTCGCTTCTGGAAAAGCGCCAAGCTACCTTCGGGCGCAAGGCGAAAGGGTACTTCACCAGTTCGCCCACCGAAGAAGGCGCATCCCGCATTGAGGAGATGTACCAGCAGGGCAATCAACATCGATTGTTCGTGCCGTGTCCGCATTGTGAAGAAATGCAACGGCTGGAATGGGACAACCTCTATGCCGATGTGGGGCAGCGCAAGGCATGGATGGTCTGCACCGAGAATGGCTGCATCATTGAGGAACACGCCAAACCATGGATGCTGGAACGGCATGAATGGAGACCGCAGTCGGAAGGCGATGGCGAAACCTGGTCTTACGAAATCAGCTATCTCTACGCCCCATTAGGGTGGGATAGCTGGTGGAAGATGTACCAGGAACATAGCGACGCCGAAGAAGCCATGCGGCGTGGCGATGTGGAAAAGATGCAGGTGTTCAAGAACACTCGATTGGCGCAGACCTGGACGAACCGCGTCTCAAAGATTGAACCATCGAGACTTAAGGAACTGGCCGAAGACTATCGACGCGGAACGGCACCCGATCCAGTGACAGTCATCACGGCGGCGGCTGATATCCAGGCCAACCGCATCGAGTTGCAGATTGTCGGGTGGGGGCAAGGCGACAATGGCATGGAAGCCTGGTTGATTGATGCCTTCATCTTTTACGGTGATCCCACTCTGGGTGAAGTCTGGAGCGATCTTGATGCCGTATTGACGACGCCCGTGCAGCATGACAGCGGCGCATTGTTGGCAATCCGTGCCGTGTGCATCGACTCAGGCAATGGTGACAGCACTCAAGAGGTTTACGAGTTCATCCGCAAGCGGAAATCACGGGCAGTCTATGGCCAGCGTCAGACCGTGATTGCCGTCAAAGGCGCGTCGGTGTATCGCAAACCCATCATTGCCGGTAAACCGGGAAAGGTCGAATACAACCATCGCGGAAAACCCGTCAAGGGTGGGGCTGAAGTCTGGATGATCGGCACGGACACGGCCAAGGACTGGATCTTCAACCGGCTATCCCTCAAGGATAAGACCTTCATACACACCAGCAGTGATTTTGAGCTGGGTATTTACGAGCAGATTCTGAGTGAAGCCAAGATAACGCGCTATGAAAGCGGACGCATGAAACGCCGCTATGAACTCATCAAGCGCGGCAGTCGTAACGAGCAGCTCGATATGCTGGTTTACAACCTGGCCGCCGCGCATCATCTCGGCGTCCCGACCTATACCGAGCAGCGATGGATCAGGCTGCGTAACGAGTTCATCAAGACACCCATCCAGCCTGCTTTGGCGACCGAGACAGTGCCTCAGCGTTCCCCCGTCCGTCGCACATCAAGCGCCATTCTATGAAAATCGAAATCAAGGCCGACAGCCAAGCGGTACAGCAATACTTCGACAACCTAACGAAAAAGCATCTGCCATTTGCACGATTCATGGCCGTGAACCGAATCGCCATGGAAGTGAAGGAAGAAACCTACCGGCAGATGAAGGGATTATTTGACCGGCCAAGACCGGATTACACCTTGCAGTCGCTGGACGTGACCAAGGCCAAATATGCTGACTTCAGAAGCAAGAAGGAAGTCTCAGCCCACGTCGATGTGACGGATTACAAGGGCCAGGACAAATATATTGGGCACCATTTCAACGGCAGCATGGATCGTGAGTTCAAGCGTTTTGAATTTCGCCTGCACCACTCCAACATTCTGCCAAAAGGCATGATGGCGGTGCCGGGGCAGGGAATGCCGCTGGATCAATTTGGCAACCCTGACAGAACGCTGATATTGCAAATCTTGCGCTATTTGAAAGCCTTCAATTTTGTAGGCGACACCCAAAACATGACGGAAAAGACCAAAGACCGTTTCCGCAAAAAGGCCGGTAAATCCGCTGCCGGTGCTGGCTTTGAAATGATCGTGACCAATGGCAAGGGCCGATTCAAGCACCTGCACCCAGGTATCTACTTTCGTTATCAGTTTGCGTTCGGTTCATCACTCAAGCCCATGCTGATGTTTGTCCGGCGAACCAGAGGCTATCGCCGCCGCGTGTTCCTTGACGAGATTGGCGATCAGGTCATGCAGCAGAAGGGCATGGCCATCATCGGTGAGGAACTGGCCAAGGCCATTCTGAACGACAAGCCAACCAACAAGATTCTATCCCGCTAAACCACAACATGTAGTGCTTTACATATTGACAAACCACAACATGTAGTATAATCGGCGGAAATCTCACGAGGGTTTCCGCATGAACGCATTTCTAAAATGGGCCGCAATGCTGGTCATCGGGGCCATCACCGACCAGGCGCTCGACAAGGCCAACGTCGAACGCATCAAGAACTTCATCGTCGGGCAATCCAACGAAGCCATCAGCAACGCCATCAAGCACCAACGGGCGGCGGACCTCATCAAGGAATTGGCGGGCGACCTGGCCGATGTCGTGGTGGACTGGGTGATTCACACAGTTCTCTGGGTCGCCAAGGCAACCGGCCAGATTGAGAGCAAGCCATGACCACCAACACAGGCATGAATTGGCAAGCGGTGATGTGGTTAGCCATGTCAGCGATTACCGCAATGGAAACCGGGACCGAACGTCACGTGTTGCTGGGTGTTGCGATGGTGGTTATGGCCATCGTCGCTTGGCGTACCACTGGCAGCGGGCTGACTCCTAAGGAATCCGAAGAAATCCTCGACACGACCGCTGACATTCAGGACGTGCTGAAACAAGGCCGCGATGAAAATTAACCGCGCCGGACTGGACCTCATCAAGGACTTTGAAGGCTTACGGCTGATCGGCTATCGCTGTCCAGCAGGAATCCCGACCATCGGCTATGGCCACACGGGGCCGGAGGTCCGCGTCGGTCAGCGCATCACGCAAGCCCAAGCCGACGCCTACCTAGCCAACGATCTCACCCGCTTTGAGCGCGGCGTCCAGCAAGCCTTGGGCGAAACGCCCACCACCGAGAATGAATTTGCCGCGATGGTCAGCCTCGCCTACAACATCGGCCTGGGTGGCTTTGGCAAATCCTCTGTCCTGCGACATCACAAAGCCGGTCACCGGCTCCGCGCAGCTGCATCCTTTCTGTTGTGGGTAAAAGCCGCCGGCAAAACCCTTCCCGGCTTGGTCCGCCGCCGCAATGCGGAAAGGAAGTTGTACCTGTCATGAAAGACGAGTTCCTCACTCAAGTCATGATCGGGGTGCTGATTTCAGCCGTCTTTGCCTTGGGCCTGTCCGGCCTCCTGTATTGGATGCTGACGTGAAAGACCCCTATCACCAAATGATGGCCGAGGTGGTCGGGTACCTACTTTTTTTAGTCGTCTTTGTCATCGCCCTTGCATTGGCCGCCTGCGCCCCGGTGCAGATCGCGCCGAATCTCAAGTTACCCGCAACCAAAGCCTGCCCGACCTTGGTGATGCCGCCCATCGGCACCGACTGCCTGCTCGATATTCAAGGCGACAAAGTGACGGCCAACGACTGCGGCGACACGCTGTTGCGGGGCTATGTGCGGGCGCGATCCTTGCTCAAACCGGCTGCGGCTGTCAGTTCAAACCCGCCCTAATCAACCACCCGGACGCAGGCTATGGCAACACTCTCACCATCGAGGCTATCGGACAGTCAGGACTCATGGCTCACCTCACTTGTGAAATGGATACGGAGC